GACCAGGACGGCATCGCGATCACCGAGTCCCGCGAACTCCAGGACCTCCACGAGATGGCCCGGGACTCCGCCATCATCGACCGCATGTACTCGGAACGCAACGAGCATCCGACATGGATCAGCCACATCACCGCGGGCACTCTCCAGCCCGGCGACGAAGTGCGGTTCGATCGGATCGGCGCATGGTTCGGAGGCGACGACCACGTCACGTTCGCAATGGGTCAGCCCGGTGGCGAAATCCCGTTGGAGAACCCGCCAGCAGTGCTTGGAGACGAACCGATGGACGACGAAATGATGGACGACGACGAACTCCCCGAGCCGTCCGAGCCGCTCGCACCCGAAGACGACGAGATGCCGGTGTGGGGTGTCGCAGCCCCCGAAGGCGTCGAGTCCGGCGACGGTCGCATGTTCGCTCTCGACTCGCTGACCTGGCGGGACCTGCCCTTGCCGCTCACGTGGCAGCGCGCCGACATGGGCGAGCATCAGGGCAAGGTCATCGTCGGGCGGGTCGACAACTTCGAGCGCGTTGACAACCTCATCTACTGGGACGGGGTCCTCCTGCCTGACGTCGATGAGACCGAGGAAGTCATCGCGCTCATCTCGCAGGGCGCGCTTCGTGGCGTGTCCGTCGACGCCGACCAGGGCACCGCGCACGTCCCGTCGGACGAGGACCTGGAAGCGGCGATGGAGTCCGGTCAGCCGATGACCGACGTGTGGGACGCTGCCCGCATCTCCGGGCTCACCATCGTGCAGATTCCTGCGTTCACCGAAGCGTTCATCGTTCTCGGCGAACGGCCCGGCACCGAGGTCCAAGAGGACTTGGAGCCGGTGGAGGAAGCACCAAGTTTCGAGCCCGAAACTGGAACCTTCCGCGACTACGACACCGAAGCCCGCAAGCGCATGGCGGACGCTGGCACGGCGATGCCGGACGGGTCGTACCCGATCGCCGACCTCGAAGACCTCCGCAACGCCATCCAGGCGATCGGCCGGGCGAAGGACCCCGACGCCGTGAAGCGGCACATCCGCAAGCGCGCCAAGGCACTCGACGCCGAGAACCTGCTGCCCGACACGTGGGCGGCGCGTGTCGAGTCGTTCAAGCGTGGCACCGGGTGGATCACCCACCCCGAAGAGACCCGCCGCATCCACGACTACTGGGTCCGCGGGAAGGGCGCAGCGAAGATCAGGTGGGGAACCCCCGGCGACTTCACCCGCCTCGTCCGTCACCTGCGCAAGTACATCGAGCCACGGTTCCTGTACCGCACCGCGGCGCAGTGGCATCATGACGCTCTCGGCTACTGGCCGGGGCAGTGCGGTCTTCCCGGCAACCCGCCGTGTGGGGCCAAGCGTGGAGTTCCGGGTGTGCCCGGTGCCCAGTCCGACACCATCGAAGCAGCACAGGAGACCGACATGACCCCAGCCCTCACCCTCGTCGCCGCGGCCCCGCCTGCGATCATCGACCGGACATGGTTCGACAACCCGGGCTTCACCGGGCCGACCCCGCTGTCCGTCGACACGAAGACCGGCCGCCTGTCCGGGCACATCGCCACGTGGGGGACGTGCCACATCGGCATCGACAAGGTGTGCGTCACCCCGCCGAAGTCGAAGACCGACTACGCCCACTTCCATCTCGGTGTCGTGAACACCACCGACGGCGAACTGTCGGTCGGGTCGCTCACGTTGGGCACCGGGCACGCCGACCTGAACATGTCGGCCAACGACACCCGCCGCCACTACGACCACACCGGCACCGCAGTGGCGAAGGTCCGAGCAGGAGAGGACGAACATGGCATCTGGGTCGCAGGCGCGCTGTGCGAAGGCGTGACCGAAGAGCAGGCGCGGACCCTGGCTGCTGCCGGGGGCATCTCCGGCGACTGGCGGTCCATCGGCGGGAACCTCGAACTGGTCGCCGGTCTGGCCGTGAACGTCCCGGGTTTCCCGGTGCCCCGTCCAGCGTTGGCGGCGTCGGGCGAACGACAGACCGCTCTCGTGGCCGCAGGCGTCGTCGTCGCGAACGCCGACGTCAACACATTCGCGAACGTCGATGAGTTGGCGGAGGCCGTGGTCGACAAGATCGAGCGTCGACAGAAGCGCCGTGAAGTTCTCGCATCGTTGTCCCCACTCGCTGACGAGGTCCGCCAGAAGCGCCTGAACGCTCTGGCTGACCTCGAAGCCAGCGTCTGAACGAACGGAGGGTCCCATGAACAGTCTGCGTGGTTGAGGCGGTCGTGCCAGAACTGGCAGTGGATACGTGGTCACGTATCCGAACGGAAAGAAGTCGAAGGTCGCCACGTTGAACGAGGCCATCTCCACAGCGCGCCGCGTTGGCGGCACGTACGGTCGAGAACGGAACTGAGTCATCGGCCGGTGCGGGAAGCGACTCCATCGGGCGTGGGTTGTCACCACGCCTGACGGTGTCGCGCACCAGTTCACGGAGCTACTCGACGCCATCGCGTACCGGGACAAGACCGGTGGTGCGATGACCCAGAAATCGTGGCGTGAGTGAGGATGCTTGCTTCGTTGTAGGTGAGTGTGTCTACACTGCTGTCAGACGCCCGAGCGCCTGGTGAAGCCAGACGTGTCGTCCACCCGTGAAGCGGGGGATCGGTGAACCCATCATCCATTCCCCGAACATGTGGAGAACGTCATGAGCTACCAGCTTCCCGAGGACCTGAGCGCCCTCACCGCCGTCGACCAGATCGACGCCGAAATCGACAACGCCCTCGACGCCTTTCGTGCGTTGGGCCTGAACGACGAGTCGTCTGACGACGACATCACCGAAGCGGAGCGCCTGCGCGACGCCATCAACGCTCTCCGCGAGCACAAGGCGGCCACGGTCGCCGAGGCAGCCGAGCGTGCCGAGCGGATCGCCGCTCTCGCCACTGTCGGCGACCCCGAGGACGACGAGCCGGAGGCACCCGCCGCCGACGACGAGCCCCCGGCCGACGCCGAAGTGGTCGTACCCGACGAGGTCCTCACTCCCGAGCCCGTCACCGCCGCTGCGGCCCCCAAGCCGTCGCCAGTCGCCCGCGCAGCCGCTGCTGCCCCGGAGGTCATCGTGCCCACCCGCCAGGTCGCAAGCCTGATCGCCGCCGCCGACGTGCCCGGCTTCTCCAACGGGCAGTCGCTCGATGGCATGAAGGCCGCCACGTCCGCTGTCCTCCAGCGCATCAAGGCGCTGCCGAAGACCAACCTCGCCACGGCGTCCGGTGGTGTCCGCCAGCGCTACGGCGCTGCGCTCATCCAGAAGACGGCCGTCGAGGACCTCGTCCAGACGCAGTCCGGCGGGGACGACTACGACCTCGTGTGGCGTGCCGGTGACGAGAAGCGCCTCCCTGGTGGTTCGCTCGTCGCCGCAGGCGGCTGGTGTGCACCGTCCGAGACGCTGTACGACCTCTGCCAGTACGAGACCCTCGAAGGCATGCTCTCCATCCCGGAGATGACGGTCACCCGTGGCGGCATCCGCTTCACGGAGGGCCCGACCTTCTCGGACATCTACGCCGCGTGCGGGTTCGTCCAGACCGAGGCCGAGGCCATCGCTGGTGACTGCAAGGACTGCTGCACCGTCAGCTGCCCGAGCTTCGATGAGGTCCGCCTCGACGCGATCGGCCTGTGCGTCAAGAGCCCGATCCTCACCGAGCACGCCTACCCCGAGTTGGTGCAGCGGTTCACCGAAGGTGCGCTCGTCGCCCACCAGCACAAGGTGAACAAGTACATCATCGACTCGATGGTGCTCGCCGCCGGAACGGCAATCACCGGCGTCGACGGTGGGGCCATCGGCATCTCGATGGAGAACCTCGTCCTCGCAGCGATCGGCATGCGGTACTCGTACCGTCTGTCGCAGACCGCTCCGATCGAGGTCGTCGCCCCGTACTGGCTCAAGGAACTCATCCGCTCCGACTTCGCGATCGCCAACGACCGCAAGCTGGGCGGCGTGTCCGACGCCGAACTCAACGCCTGGTTCACGGACCGCAACCTGTCGGTCCAGTGGGTGTACGACTTCCAGGACCCCACGGTCTCTGGTTGCACCGTCACCATCCCGTCCGAGGTGTCGCTGCTCCTGTACCCGGCGGGTACGTGGACGAAGGGCTCCGCCAACGTCATCAACCTCGACGCGGTGTACGACTCGCCGAACCTCGAAGCGAACCAGTACACGGCGCTCTTCGTGGAAGAGGGCATCCTGGCGGTGCAGCGATGCACCCACACCTGCCACATCAAGCTGCCGGTCTGCGTGTCCGGCAAGGGCGTGCTGGACGACATCGACGTCTGCATCGTCGGGACCACCGCCGCTCCGTGAGCCTGAGTCCCGGGGGGAGCGTGGTGGGACCCGCGCTTCCCCCGGGGCACTCGCCCGTCTGACTCGAAGGAGGTCCGTCCCATGAACATTTCCGAGGCACGCAAGTACGTCGAAGTCCCGGCCGCGGTCCCGTTCCAGGGAGGCATTCTCGGCGTGGCAGAAATCCTGTCCGCTGGTGACCACGACCTGCTTGGAGCCGAATACCTCACGGACGCCTGCGCCGAAGGTGGCGTCTGGAACCTGCTCTGCTTTCTCGACGCGACCATCGCGGCGTGCGGCGGTGGGACACCAGCCCCGCCCCCTCCGGGTGGGTACAAGAAGTTCGGTTCCCCCGATCTGGTCCAGGGCAGCCCGTTCGCCGTGTACGACGGCGTGGACTGCGATGGGCCCGGCTCGACGGCGAACGCCGAGCGCGCCACCCGCCGTCTCGGCTACTCCGAGGGGCGACAGGTTGACGTCAAGGTGACCTCCGTCCTGGAGACCATGAAGGACGTCGACCTGGGTGACGTCACCTTGCAGGAAGCCATCATGGGGTTCGAGGACCTGGCCGCCGCCAACTACGGCGGGTACGGCACGATCGTCATGCCACGCTCGATGGCTGTGTGCGCCTACGCACAACGGCTCGTGGAGCGCAGCCCCGGTGGTGGCCTGATGACGGTGAACGGCACCCAGATCGCCAACACCGCCGTCACGGACGCCTCCACGCCGGAGTCGGCTGACATCTACCTCGCCGGACGTATCACGCTCATTCAGGGCGATGTCCGAACGATCGAAGTCCCAGGCGTCGTCCGGTCGGACGGCACCTGTGATCCTCGACGTGCGCTGGCTGAGCGCATGTACGTCCCGCTCATCGAGTGCATTGTCGCCGCAGCCACGGTGACATGCGACCTGATCCCCACGACCCCGTAACGCGCAAGGAGCATCCACAATGGTAGTCAACGCCAACAGCTTCCCGTTGGTCCGAGGTCGGACGATGCGGGTCACACGCACAGACGGATGTTGCGGCCCGCAGTTCGGGCTCGACAACTCGATCGTCACCGAAGGCTACGTGTCGGTCGCGCTCAGCGCGAACATCACCGAGGCCGAGGAAATCACCGTCACCAACGCCAACGGCCGCACCTGCGTCCGTGACACGGGCTCGCCCACGTTCGATGGCTACGGCGTCGAAATCGTGTTCTGCGAGGTGCAGCCCTGTCTGTTCTCGATGATTACCGGGCAGCCGGTCGTCACCGACAACAACGGCAACATCATCGGTTTCAAGATGAACACGGGCATCAAGCTGGACTCGTCCGGTTTCGCTCTCGAAGTGTGGATGGGTGTCCCCGGTGTGGCCTGCGAAGGCGAC